CTGCCTGCTCCTCTCCGGTGCAATGGTATTCACACATCCTATCCACCTGATCCCAATCTATGTCAATCAAGGGTCTGCTCATTTCTTTGTTGCTCGCCTAACCGCTTTGCGTTCCGCCTCAGTGTACGAAGCCTTGCCTTTGCCCCCTTTCGAGGCTTTGTTCTTGGCTCTTGATCCTGCTGCCTTCTGCCCAGACGTGAGAGAATCCCGCGCACCTTTCGGCAGATACCGGCCCTGACCTTTCTCGCCCACATAGTCCCAGTCTTGATCCGTCCAGCGGCTCAGTGATGTCTCTTTCTTCTTCCCTTCGTACTTGCCGCCCATCTGTTTGTAGTAATTGACAGCGAGTTGTGCAGCCCTGCCAGACCATTTGCCGCCCATCTTACGCTTGGCTTTGGCCTTAGCCCTCTCCCAGATTTCGGGATTCTTTCGCTTCGCAGTCTCAGCCATTACTTGTCAGCCTTATGGCTTGCACCAAAGTAGAACGACACCACCGCTGATACCACCCCTCCCAGATAACCAAGGACGAGGTTTATCACTGCCTCTGAGTTAGCGTCTGGCGGCTGAACTGTAACAAGGGTGACGTATCCACCGAAAAACAGAAACGCCAATAACGCCAGAACCTTTGGCGTCCAGTCGCCGTTCTTCCTTGCGTCCTGAATATCGGCGGTCTCAAGCTCAAAGATGTCTACTTCAAGCTCTGCCAAACGGGTCTTATAGGCTAAGTCAGCCTTCTTGATCTCTGCCATTTGTTCCGGTGAGGCTTCGCTGAGAGCCTTCTGAACGGCTTGTGGCTCTGCTGGCACCCCTAGTACCTGTGCAAGTATTTTGCCCGCTCCGGCCCCCACAGGGCCGCCTATGGCGCTCCCTAGCGTCGGTGCTACTGCGCCCACTAATCCCTTGATCGCGTCCCACTTCATACTTCAGCCCTCACACCCGTTACTTTCAGGGTCATTCGTTCTTCGTGTCCGTTGAATATGTCCATCAATGCCGCCAACGTCTTCTTGGAGTTGTACACAGCAGGTTCCAGCGCATCTGAGACGAACCGATCACCAACGCCGATACATCCCTCGATGTCGTGGGGGAAGTTGGCAACGTGGATCAGGATATAACTGCGATCTGGCACATCCATCAACTGAATCACATCTTGGAACCGCGTCCCGCTAAATGGTTGGCAGGCATACGTCCCCTCTGGGATACAGGACACGTTTGGCTCGTTGTTTTTCCAAGGTCGTTCAATGGTGAAGCATGACCAGTCGCCGACACTTAGCTTTCCAAGCGTCCCGCTGTCTAGGTATGCAAATCGTTGCAATAAAGCCATTTGCGATCCTTGTTTTGAGGCTGATTCTGTGCTAGTTGCGAATAATACCCCAATTTTTTACAAAAAAGGCAACTTTTTCGCCCTCTCCCCTGTTGTGTGTGTAAACCTTTGGTGTACAATGATCCCATCAACAACGAGGAACGGACATGCTAACAATCAACTTCAACATCTTGGAAAACGGAATCATCAAGTCAAACGAAGGAGAGGTTCTAGCCTACTTTGACCGTAACGCCGAGATGCTACACGTCAATTGTGACCGAAGAATCTACGAATGCGACAGCGACGAACTGGCTGGCGATATTCTCGCCATCTGCTTGAAAGCCTGTGGAGAGGCCGCATAAGCGGCCCAAGGGGATCACATGAAACTACGCTACCCACTCGCCCTTTTGCTGGTTGTTCTGATCTCTTGTGTCTCTGAGCAAGACTACCAAGACGCGCTGCACGAAGAAGCCATCTATATCCAAGCGGTGTGTGATGGTGTTCACGGGGACTACCTAAGACTTCGGCCTTCTTGCAATGCAAAATGATCTCTTTGGAATAACAGCAACCCCGCCAGCTTCCCCTAAGATGTTCTCAATTCAGGACATAAGCAAAGGTGTAGCCGCTGAGGTTTACAAGGAAAGCCATTACTTTGGCGATAAAGGCTTTCTGCATGTTTACAGCTTCGGCGCTGTGTTCGATTCTTTTTGTTGGGGAGCCATAACCTACGGCACACCAAATGCCAAGAACATAAACGGCCTGTACAAAAGCGACGAGCAACACGGGGTGTTGGAGATTACGAGACTGGCCTTCAGGGAGGGATCGCCCAGAAACTCACCCTCTCGCCTTATATCCCAATCAATCAAACTGCTTCAGCAACGCTATCCACTGCGGTTGGTCATTACCTACGCTGACACAGCGCAAGGCCACACTGGTGGAATCTACAAAGCATCAAACTTTACCTACCACGGGCTAACCGCTCAGAAAACAGACTTTGTCCATCCAGACGGAAGCATAAAGAAGATGAAAGGCGTCAAGTATTCAGAGATGGAGGGCGAGTGGGTAAAGCGAAGTCGGAAGCACCTGTTCAGCTTTCGGCCTGCTTGCTAACCAGCCAGACGTTCTCCCTCGCCTGATCCTCTGGCTTCTCTGCTGGCGGATTGGGTTCTGGGCCTTCCTCGTACAGATCAGAGATGATTATCGTAACCTGCGAGTTGTTGTCCATGTCTTCAATTACTATTGTCGGCATCAAAACCTTGCTCCAAGTATCGCTCTCTCGCTGTCAGTGCCCCTAGATCCCTGCAAGCCTCCTCCAATAACTGAATATCCTTTGTTCTGGCGTATTCAGTAAGCAATTGAACCACATTGCCGCTCAAGAAGTTGAGTTGATTTGCGACGATATATTCCCACGGCTGGATCTCTTTCATCATTCAAAGTCTACCCGATGAATCTCCCCACGCCACTCGTATTCACCAGCTTCGTGTCGGCCATGAACCCTCACAAACTCCGGCTGCAACAGGAAATTGTTCTTGATCGACAGCACTGCGAATCCAGATGACCAATTCTTGGGTGAGTCCTCTGCGTAATCAAACGTCGGTTGGTTAGGTTCTGCCATCGTGCCCAGTTGAATGCCCAGTCTTGTGCCGGTGTAGTCGGAGAACGGCTTGGCTTCTTGGTGGTGGGTATGGCCTGACACTGTGTGCGTTCCAGACATCAGCGTGGTTCTGTGGCCCCCAGTGATACCTGCGCCGATTGGCTTGTGCCGGATCATGATTGGTCGCTCTGCACCTTCAACCCACAAACTCGTGGAGAATATCCACGCTGGGAACTGCTCGCGCAGGCTAAATCCTGGCACCCCTTTGTACTGCGGCAGAGCGTCAGCCAGCTTCATGTCAAACCGAGAATCGTGGTTACCCATCACCCAGTAGCGTTTGGAGCTTGGCGAAGCCTTCTCGATTTCCTCTAGCCGTTGGTGAACAGCGTTCAGTTCCTGCTCGACTGTGGGCCTTTCCTCCCACCCATTTGGAGCGTGTCGGCTGATACTTGCGCCATCCAACAGATCGCCATTCAGGACGATAACATCAGGCTGAAGCTGTTTGGCCAGTTCAACGAAGGCTAGATGGGCAGTGGTGACGGTGTTGATTTCATAGTGCGCGTCCGATCCGACAAGAATGGTCAGATCCTTCTTCACCTTCAGAACCTGACGAACTGACGGTCTTGGCTTCTTGTCCTTCGACAAGTGTGCTGGCACCGAGATAGTCATGCCTAGCGCCTCTTCCGCCCTCCTCCGTCGATGGAATACGTTTCTGACCCCTACCCCGTATCGGTCTGCCATCCCCTGAGCGCCGATTGAAGAGAACTCATTCGCGAATATTTGATCGTCTACTGGCAGCTTCGCTCGAGCCATGTAATCCTCCACGCCTTGCGTAGTTATTGCAGACGTGTGCAAACACCTGCCGTTTTAGTCCCTCATCAGATTCTTTTTTGTTTTCCGCGTCCCAGACTTGCTTCATTGCAGCGTCCATAGCCTTGACCATGTCCTGTGCAACAGCGCGTGGTGATCTCATCTGCGCTCACCCACCCGACGCTCGTGTGCTTTGATCTGTTCTTCCCAATCTGCAATCATCTCGCGGTAGTCTGCCGCGTAGAATTTGATCGGGTCTTTCTTCGTTGCCAGCATGTGCTCCACTGCGTCTTTGCCATACCAGTCAATCATCCAGATCGTATACTGCGCCTCTGCGCTGCCGTGTTTCATCCCGAACCCGTTACAGCCTCGGCACTGTGGGTGAACGTTCTGTTCCTCTAGCGCCCATCTGGACGATGACCCCTTCGGTATAAAGTGACCGCCATCCATCTCTTTGTAGTGCTGAATCTTGCCACAAGATACGCAAGCAGCGAATCCCGAGTCATCAGCCGCGCTGATTCTGGCAAGTTTTTGTAACGTCTTCAATGCCTTGGCGCGAAGTGTTGCGCTTGTGGGTTTCTTCGCCATCAGACAATCCGGCGCTGGTTAGCCTGCTTCGTGCGCTCTGCGTCGAACATCAACTGCCCGAGCATGATCTGCTTCTTCAGTTTCTCAGCCATCAAGCTGGCTTGTTGAACTGCT